AGATTCTTTCGGCACTTCCACCTCATGAACGTGATATGCGTTCTAAAGGGATACCAGTTCTTGGTTCTGGTCTGGTGTTCCCAATTGATGAAGAGTCTATTAAAGAAGAAGCCTTTGCGATTCCAGAGCATTGGTCGAAGATTTGCGGGATTGATTTTGGATGGGATCACCCATTTGCGGCAGTTTGGATTGCCCATGACAGGGACACGGACACGATCCACGTCTATGACACGTATCGGGTTTCTGCAACAACTCCAGTGGTCCATGCAGACGCAATCAAGAAACGTGGTGAATGGATTCCGATTTCATGGCCGCATGATGGTATGCAACACGAAAAGGGTTCTGGAGAACCTTTGGCAAAACAGTATCGCAGGCTTGGGTGCAATATGCTCGGCACTCATTTCAGTAATCCTGACGGGGGTAACGCAGTTGAGCCAGGAGTGCTCGACATTTTCATGCGGATGCAGTCTGGGAGATTTAAGGTCTTCAACCATTTATCCGACTGGTTTTCTGAAATGCGAATGTACCACCGAAAAGACGGAAAGATCATTAAAGAACGAGATGATCTTATGAGTGCAACACGTTATGCCGCAATGTCTTTGAGGTATGCAGGAACACTAAACTGGGAGCCTCGAATTGAAACAGCAGTAGGAACTGCGGATCAAGACTACGTTTACTTTAGCTGACTATGGACTATCAACGACTCATCAGAAAAAGAAACCTTGCACGCAAAAGAATGAGCACGCAACAGAACGTCTTGAACATGAGGCGATCTGAGCGTTCAACAGCACAGTCTGTATTTGACAAGGAATTTGGAGAGTCTACGGAGGCACGTGGTGTACTTGATGCCGCAATGAAAAAAAGTCGTGGATCTTTTGATGCTACTGCAACAGGAAAACGATTTAAGGACATTGCCAAATTTCTTGGAGATGAGAACCTGGATATTACTAAAGCAGGTGAAGTTGGCAGAAAAATCCGTGAAAACACAGGAGATTTCACCAAATTTTCTAATTCAGGTATCCAGAAAGGATCTGCAAGAGACAACTATCGTGATGTGCTCTGGTCTTACAAAAATTTGAAAGGGGGTATTGATTCCAGAAGACGTGACCTCAATGCAGAGTATTCAGTGAGACAACTGTATGGAAACAAATACAATGATTTTTATACAGAAGATGGGAAGTTTATTAAGAAAACAAAAGGTAGGCATGAAACGGGTGGATACGGTCCATTTAAATACACCTATTGGAATCCTTTTGCAACTAACATAGAAGATAAGACTGGCGAGATCATGGCAGGTTTAGACAGTGCTCTTCAGTCTAGGTTTGAGTCTTCAGGAGTTAAGAAGCAAGAAGACATCATTGGTTTCTTAACAGGGTCACAAAGGGATGCCTATGGACGTGAACAGAAAGTATCTACGTTGTTTGATTCAGAAGATTATAAGAAATACACCGCATCTTTTAAAACAGAACAGATGGCGTTTGGTAAAGAAGAATCAGAAGCAAACCTAGCAAAGATGAGTTTGGATACTGCTAAAGGAAGATTTAGTGATGCAAAGTCTAAATATTCTGAACTTGCCACAGATTATGCGAGTGTTGCATCCAGGGTCAGAAAGTTTGAGCGTTTAGGATTGGCAGATACTAATAATCTGAAGTCTAAGAGATTCAAAAAATCAAAAGCAGGAGCAGGATCCTATTTATGATTGATGATCATGTACGTGTCATACCCATTGAGTCAGAAGAGTTTTATGCAAAGGTCATGGAAGCCTGTCACAAGGATGATGACGATCTTTTTGATGCAACTCATGCAGTCATGAAAGGACAGGAGATTGTTGGTGCATTTGCTTTGATGGTCCCTATGGTCAACTGGTGGATGAGAAAAGATAGCAGTTCAAGAGAATCATTTACTGTTTCACGATGCATGGAAACATTGCTTGCCAATGAAGGAATTGATTCGTTTGTGATGCCATGCAACGAGGAAAGTCCTTATTACAAAAATATGGAACGAATAGGGTATCAACCATTACCTAGCAACATGAAATTTTTTACACGGAATATTAAAGGAGGCTTATGAGCAATAAAATTTATGGTGGAGCAAGTGGTAAATCTTGTGGAAGCCAATTTGGTGATGCTTGGGGAGGTGGAAACTGGATGGATCGTGTTGGTCTTGGATCACTACGTAACTCTGGTGATGAAGACCAAGGATCATTAGATGACACGGATGTACCAGATGATCCAGGAGATCAGAGCACCGTTGATGATGACAAGATGAATGATCTTACCGATCCTAATGAGAAAGCGAGATTGGCACAGATGCGTGCACGTAGACGCAGAGCATTAAAAGCACGTTTCAATAAAGCAGACACCATCAGAACGAGCGGAACAGGTGCAAGAAACTACTGACTTGGAACAGCTTAAAGAAAAGCTGATACAACATCTGAAAGCAGAGTTTGCCTCATTAGAATCTTCCAGGCATAACTGGGAATCGATGTGGCAGGACATTGGAGAACTTACGATTCCTGCACGTGCAGATTTCAATACTCAACGTGCAAAAGGTGAGAATCGGAGAAACCGAATCTTTGAATCAACTCCAGTACGTTCATTGACCAGATTTGCATCAGGTCTTCATAACATGTTGGTTCCTTCAACAATTCCTTGGTTCATTATCACAACTCAGAATCGTCAGGCCGCCAAGGATCGTGATATCTCTCTGTATCTGGAAGAACTGCAACGATACGTTCAGGACGCATTCAACACTCCAAGCAATAACTTTCATCCTGCAATTCATGAATATATGCAGGACATGGGTGCATTTGGAACCGCAGTGATGATGGTCGTAGACAGGCCAGGAGAAGGCCCCTATTACATGACAATTCCACTGTACGATTGTTACCTAGCAATCAACGATCTTGGTCGTGTAGATACCCTTTATCGTTTATATGAGCACACTGCAAAAGAACTGCTTGATGCCTATGGACCAGAAGCATTGCCAGAAAGTGTTATCAATGCCTTAGAAAAGAATAATGCATTCAAAAGATTCGAGTGTGTCAACGTCATAAAACCTTCTAAACATCTCAATGTTCCTGTTCCTATCAACATGCCTTATGTCTCTATTTTCTGGCTTAAAGGCGAGAACAAGATCCTTTCGATTAAAGGATTTATGGAACAGCCATTTATATGCTCCAGATGGGATAGAAACTCAATGGAGACGTATGGCAGAGGTCCAGGAATGGAAGCATTGGCAGATATTAAGATGCTTAATGAGATGGAGAAGACGTTTCTCAAAGCACTTCAGAAAGCAGTTGATCCACCACTCATGGTTCCTGATGACGGATTTATCTCACCAATCAGAACAACACCTGGAGGAATCAACTACTTCCGTGCAGGAATGACAAAGGATGATCGGATTGTACCGATGCCGACTCCACAACGTGTTGACTATGCAGAAGCAAAAATGGCAAAGGTACGTCAATCCATTCAGCAGTCTTTTTATTTGGATATGTTGGAGTTACCAGGACCCGTGGCAGAGGACGGAGATGTGATGCGTTTTACTGCCACTGAAATTGCGGCACGTCAACGTGACCGACTATCGATACTTGGACCTATTGTAGCACGTCAGGAAATTGAAATGCTGGGGCCCATGATCGAGCGTACCATTTCGGTGCTTGGTCGAGGAGGCTTTCTTCCACCTCCTCCCCCAGCACTTATGCAAAACAATATGAAACTTGAATACCAGAATCCTGTATCGGTTGCGATGAGATCTGGTGAATTATCATCAGTATCTCAGTTGATGCAGTTTATGGTTCCATTTGCACAGATTGATCCCAATGTCATAAGACGATTCAACACTGGGAAACTTGCAGAGTTGGGTGCAGAGATTCTAAGAGTTCCACCATCAGTTCTTAAATCTGAAGAAGAAATGAGAATGGAAATGATGCAGGAACAGGAAATGGCACAGCAACAACAAGCATTGCAACAGCAAATGGCATTGGCACAAACAGAGGAATCACTGTCTAAGGCACAAGCGAATCGTGCATCAGCAGAAGCGGCACTTCTTAGTGCAGGAGAACCTGTATGATCTTCAATAAAGAGAAACAGAAAAAAGCTCTTTATAAAGAGGTATTTAATTCAGAAGCAGGTCAAGAAGTTTTGCATGATATTATGAGACACAATTACGTGTTTAATTCAACGCAAGCATCAGATCCTATGGAGATGGCGTTTGCAGAAGGTAGGCGTGCTGTAGTATTGGCA